TCTATCTCTGGCCTTGATCTAACGCTATCCTCTATCACATATGTAGAATATAGTTCTAGGTATGGAACACCAAGTCTGCCTCCGCATTATGATGGTGACAATAACGACTTAATAGTTAACTATCAATTTGACTCAAACACAAGATGGGATATTGGTGTAAATTTTGAAACTTATGAAATTAAAAACAACTCTGCCCTAGTTTTTAATCCAAATAAAACTGCACACTGGCGACCCAACAAAATATTTAATGATGGAGATTTTGTAAAAATGATTTTTTTTAGATTTGCAAAAAAAGAAAATCCGACTGACTATTCTGATTTACAAAAATTCTGGCCAAATGATGAAGTTTTTAAAAATATTTGTGAATTTAGAAATAGCCTTTCTTAAAAACTTAGTTTTGATCAACTCCCCAGGTCATAACTAGGTAACAAACTATATATCCAGCAACAAATGCTGGAATTAAAAAAAATAAACTAATCATAATTAATGCATTAACCTTTCTGTTTTATCTTTTTCTTTCCAATGAATGAAAGACTTAACTCCCACTACACCATACAGGATAGCACCAAGTATAAACCCATACTGCTTTGTAATTAGAGCATATGCAGTCCACATAAATTCATTAAATATGAACCAGAGCCAACCAAATCTTTTTTTTCTGCCAATTACAAACATGGCAGCAGCACCACTCAAAACAAGTATCCATGATGCGTAGTTGCTAACCCATTGCTCCATATTTCAAGTATACCTTACTGTGATTAGTTTGTCAAATATCTCTACCCTTGGTTTTGAACCAAGAGCCGATGATGCCATTTAAAACTTTGTTTCTTAAAACTTCTGAAAATGTACCATGCGGGATTTCTGATCCTACATATTCTTGTCCTGTTTCAAGGTCTATTAGTTTCCATTTTGCTGGAGCCTTTGTATGAATAATTAAATCAATAGGTTTATCATATGAATCAACTTGCGACCCATCTTTCAATATTCTTTTATTCATTTTCTCCCTTTATTAGGACACAAATTCAACGGAAATATGATCTATGCAAACATCGCCCACGATGTATTCAGCGTTTTTTAACACAACATCATAATATTGTGCTTCTTTATCGCAAAAATGGCATTTTGATTTTTCCATATCTAGATTATATCATGTTTTAAATTTTGGCAGAAAATAAAAAAACTTATCAATTCCCTACAAGGGCACTATTGGTTACTTTTTCGTGTGTTGGCCAATAATACTTACACGGCAACTTACGCTCAGGACAGCAAGGGGAGTTAAAGAAACTATTAACATGTGGCTGAAACTTTGCATAATACAAAGGATCTTTGTTAAACAAACTTACCTTGTGTGTAGTAGTAACCCTAGACAATTTGTTGTTGTCAAACCAAAATGCTGGAGCATCGCTACCCCAATCATCCCAACACTGGTCTTTAAGTCTGTTCAGGTTTGTCTCATTGTTTTCTGTCTTGATACCACGATACTTGGCTTCCACAATCATAGCCTGCACATACGCCCATAGACCACGCTCAAAGCCACGCCACATCAATACTGCTGGATGATTACGCCATCCACCTGTAGGCGACTTGCCAGATAGAACATTGAGAATCTGGTAGCACTCTAATATTTGTTTGTTAAGGCGCTTTGAGTCTAGTATTTGGGCAGACTGGGTAAAGTCTTGAGATGGTAGAAATGTTTGCATACTACTAGTATGACAGGTTTATGGCTATATGTCAAGCAAATATGGCTGCAATTATGGTTACGGCAATAAATATTCCAAATAGGACTGTTAAAGCCCTAACGCTTTGTTTTATTTTTTGTTCATTCATATATTAATTATACCCTATGATACAATAGATGAATGACAGTATTTCAAGATCCAGAAGAAAAAGTAAAAATCGTTGAAAATTTTATAAACACGGAAGAATCAAATAAAATAATTAATTATATAAATCGTAATATTATTAATGCCGAACCTTGGATGAGCGATGGATCAAGTCCAAACTTTGTTTATCTTGAAAATAGATTTTATAAAAGAAGATTTGGACAAGACGACGAAATGAGATCGTATAAGCCAGAAAGATTTATAACAAGGCTTGAAGACATAGAGGATTTAATCAAAAGTATAGTTGAAAAAGCAAAAACAAATATAAAAGAATTATATGAGGAAAAAGAGACCCAGTATCTGACCTCTTTGTGGTTGGCTAAACATTTAAAAGGTGATTGGCTAAGGGTTCATTCTGATGTGGGAAGTGGGTATCAACAACATTTTGCTTATAGTTCTATTTTATATTTAAATACAGTAAATGATGGTGGAGAACTTTATTTTCCAACTATGAATTTGTCAATCAAGCCAAGTTTAGGGAATTTAGTAATTTTTCCATCGCACAATGTTGATATGGTTCATCAAATAAATATTACAAACGAAGACAGATATACTATCCCCATGTGGTTTACCAAAGACTCAACAAGAGAAGTGCTTTTTAAATAGTCATTTTCGACGGGGTATAATAAAGACATGACTTTACTTTATATACTTTATAGCCCCATATATAAGGCCGTAAAGGTAGGTATATCAGATGTCTCAGGCAGAAGGTTTGCAAGCCACAGGACCAAGGGTTGGATATTAATTAAGTATTGGTCCTTTTCTCGGCGGGATCAAGCAAGAGCCGTAGAAACCATAGTACTAAACACACTAAGAGACAAACATGGATACTTCCTGGATAAAGACGATATGCCCCAAGGTGGTTATACAGAAACCTTTGATGCTAGTAAGATAACTAGACGAGGTTTAATAAGAATTGTCAACAATGCTATTAAAAGTCAGTAAATCCTGCTCTATTTAGTATGTCCCAATATTGTTTAGCATATACGAATGCAGAATATACAATACGATCTTTACCTGTAACCTGTTTTACAGCATGACTATATTCTTCACTTGCTGGAAACACTATTAGCGTCCCCTTTTTAGGAGCAAACTCAATAGGTTTATGTTCAAATATCAACTCTCCACCTGTGTATCCATCATTTAGGTATAAAACAACACCAAGGGTAATCCATCTAGATTCGTAATCACATTCTGGGTGGTTTTCGTAGTGATACCCTAGGGCCAATGGGGACGAATCCGTAGGGCTATACTTTTGCAACATGGATATCTTTCTTAGTTTTTGATCTTTATTGTTTGTTACAATAGAAACTTTATCCTCGACGAGTTTTTTAAATTTATTAATCGCCTCTTCTGACTCAAATATAGAAAATGATATCTTTTCATGATGATCTTGTCTTCTGAGAGTCCAAGATCCGACATTAGCAAGAACCTCTTCTATGTCAGTATCTGATATAAAATTTTCTATGTAAAAGATATTTTCTTCTAGGTAGACTTTGTTGAAATTTTCCATGTTGATTTAATTATACCATCATTTGGTCTGTATGGTAGACTATGACTATGAAACGAAATAAACATCCTGATCAGCAATATAGCACAGATGTTAGAACATGTTCTGGAAGCGCCAATGTTGGTGATGATGGTCAGGTAGTTCAGGTTGGTGGTGGTGGTCATACAGGCCAATGGGGTAAAATAGGGTTTTGTCCATGCGGTGAATATGTTGCACATCAATCAAATAAGCCTTGCAATGCTATTGAAAATGCTAACGACAAACAGTATTTGCCTAAACCAGAAGATTGCACATGCAAAACAGAGCCGTGCCCTTGCGGTAATTTTGTGTCACATGGAGTTTTTGAGGTTTGTACTGCCCTTATATCTGGGGGCAACAATTAGCGCACCAAATCTTGGTCCTTCGCCTTTTACTGCGTGAGTTATTTTTTTAGATACATATAGAAGATCTCCTGGGTTTAGTGTTACCTCTATTTCTCCTCCAAGTGTCCAAAAAGAATTTCCCAAAATTTGAATATATGCTGTATCGAATACATCTTTGTGAGATTGCATTCCTTGATAGTCTAAAGATAAAACAGGTCCATCTAGATGCCATAAACCAGAGCAATCACAATATCCTGAATACCAATCGTCATTGAACGAACAATTTTCAAAAAACTCTGAGTTAGAATCTTTATTTATATTTTCACAAAAAGTTTTTAGGTCTGGTATTTCTTTAAATATTTTACGGTTTTTAATCTTAAACCACAGAACGCCAGGACTATGCTGAGATTTGTCAGAATTTTTATACAAAAGAGTAAGCGCTGTCTCCCAATCTGTATTTATCTTAAAATAGTTTTTTACAAGTTTGTATGGAGATTCATTGAAAACTTCTAATGTTGTCATAATTTTCTTTCAACTCCTCAAATATTCGTTTTGCCAAGTCGTGAGACTCTTTTTCTTTATGCTTTGTCTTAAGATAGGGAGATATGATCTTGGCTATCTTGTCTAGCATTTCTTGATCCATATACAAAAATATTATAGCACTGTATTATTCTTCAAAAGAGGATTGTTGCTCGAATAGTTTATCTTCGCAGTTCGGGCATAAAGTCTTGGTATCGTAATCTTTTTCAAATACGACTCCGCACTTGTAGCATAGTATTCTAATCATAATAACAATATTGTATCATAGTTATCCACAGGTTTATCCACAGGTTCAAATTTCGGCGGTATGTAAAGTTCGGCGGAAAATAGAATAACAAACCTTCATATGCTCTATAAGAGCACTATCGGTTAGTATCGTCTATAGTGCCTATATCAGGGATAGGGGTTTGCTAAGGTCTAGGAGATGGCAGTTATCTATGGCCACCTCTATAAACCTTTCATTTCTGGTATAGATGGTGTCCTTTACCACTATAGGGCATTTGGCCAATACACTGCCTTTTACCCAATAGGCATGGGTTCTTTCATGGTTTAGAATGAAAAATACGGTTTGGTCGGAATCTTTGACAAATTTAAGTTTACGGCCAGGAAAGTGTAAGGTTTTATATTGGAACATATGGCCTTTCCAGTTATGCTTAACCTCAACTTCAAGTTCATAGTCTTTGTTGGTTTTAAGGTGTTTGGCCAATAGGTCTATGCCGTAGTCATCTGAATTGATCCCCGCCGAAAATCCATTAGCCTCTAGATAATCTATTACAAGTATCTTGGCATCATCGTTATCGGCGTATAGTTTAGGACTGAATGGTTTGTTCATATATCAATTATATCTGGTTTGGATGGTTTGTCAAGTATGTTATCCACAGGTTTATCCACAGAAAAATGTTACTGATGATATTATTAGATAGGGTTAAAGTGGAGGATTGTGGAGGATAGTGGAGTAGGGAACGCTTACCATAGATGGCTCGTAATGTCAAATCGAAAAACCTTCATATCCCAAACCTTCAAACCTTTGTACCACATATGCCCGATATTGTCAAACCATCATATCCTGATATAAGGTTTGGGCATTATACATGCAAAATAGTGGTTTGTCAAGTGTCTTATATGCATGAAATTGCCCATAAAAATCTACCAAAACCAGGGGAAAATTTGCCAATATCGTAATGTTTTTTAACAAAACTTTATAAAATATATAGGAAACCAGGAGAAAAGGTTTGTTATTCTATAGGGGGTAGTTTGGCTACTCTTTATCCCCCGCATTTTCGAGCGGGGTAGGATAGGGAGCGGGCCCGCCCGCAAGATCTGCGTTTTTGGCGGGGGATCTAAAGAAAGGAAAGAAACCCTTAAGGGTAACAATAGAATACAACATACCTGTTAGAGTATTCATGTCTTCAGTGAATTGATCGTAATCTCTTTTAGAGTCATGCCTATGAGATCTCTGGCTATAAAGGTTTGCAAAGTGTCTTGGCATAATACAATTATACACCTATTTGACAAACCAGGATATCCCTGGTATAAGGTTTGTGGATATAAAGGTTTGGATCGTAATCTTTCAGTGGGGGCTACGGTTTAGGGGTTCGTAATGTCTTTTCGTAATAAGGTTTGATGGTTTGACAAACAGATAAAAGTATGGCACGGGCGATTTTACGCCTCTTCCTCCTCCAGAAGATCGGTGATGTCTTCAAACCCTGTATCCTCAACACCCAGTCCCTCTAGCAATAAGAACCAGGACTCGTTAATATACTGCTCCAGTGTAGGAGTACTATTAATTATCCCCTCGGCAAATGCAAAGGCAAGCGGCAGCCCCAAGTCGTTGTACTCAAAGAAATCTGCTAACTCATCATCTGATTTATAGTTTAACCAGAGTTGTCCCAATATAAGGGCTTTATTATCAAAAGTTGTTTCTGGCATAGTTGGTCCCCTCCTTGGTTTCCTTGGCTGCTTCTGCTATTACCTGTAAACGATTATACACCACATAAGGCTGTGACTGTGCCATATACTGACCTACTAGTTCTAAGTCTACTCTGAGGTCAGCAATCTCATTGCCAATCTTCTTAGCAACTTTTTCTTCTTCAGTTAGTATTCGTCTGATACGCATAGTCCTCCTCCATTATCATTGTACCAAAAGTTGGTGGAAAGGGCAACCCCACGCTGCCCCCTCCACCCAAGATCCAGGTGACCCAACCTAGACCTTCGCAATTAAATTTGAGTGATATGAAATAAATTCTTCTATGGTGTGCCAGTCATCACCGCTGCCTACTGTCATGTCAGTTAAATCAATTGTGATTGGGTGGTCCAGAAAGGCCTGGTCGCTAGGGTCCATTGCATAGATTCCGTAGCCAGTCTCTTCCAGGATTGAGTCTTGGATGATGTAACTGATTGCCATTCTTGTAGCATATGGGATATCTCCCATTTGCAGCCTAGGACGAGCATGCTGCAGCGCATGGGCCAGGACAGTGTACATGTTGTCCTCATCCCAGTGGCTGTACAACGTAACTGCCAGGTCCTCTGATTGTTTAAAAACGAAATTACAGCGGGCTCCCATTATTTCTTTACCTCTCCTGTGTATCCAGTTAGGCCACCTGATAGTGCACCTAGGCACCAGATTACAAATAGTACTCCTAGAATGATTTCCATTAATTACTCCTCATCACTAACAAATTCAATAACAATACGAGCAACTCTGCCGTCGTCATTGAATTCAGCATAAACAGGGTAGACGCCGTCGCCGTAGCCTGTGTTGAATACTACTGACCTACCGTTGCCTAATACTCCAGCAGAACTATCAATAGTGGTGGCACTAGCACCTTGATAGGAGTATTGGCCTATCTTGCCTGCCAAGTCCCACTCCTCATCACGATTAGTTTTCCACTCATCAAGATAGCAGGGGTCACCTACCATTGCTTGTCCACTGTCGACACCGAAACTGCCGATTAGTTCTAGTTTATCCATATCTATTTTTGCCATGTTATCTCCTTGGGTCGTTTGTTCAATTATCTCATTATGCGTTGGCTTTGTCAAGTCTGCGGTATTCGGGCACATGTTCCTCGTCTAGGTATGCCTTGTGAATCTCACATTCTGATACTGCATCAAGGTCAGCCTCACCTAGATAGTTACACTCATTACAAATCTCACCGCAGTCGTTATCGCAATACTCCATGCAGTCAGTTGCATCACAATCTCTACACTGTGATTCATAGTGTTGCTCTCTGATTGTGGCACCACCCATAATCTGCATGTCTCCACCCCACCCTGTTTCTTCTTGGTAGAACAGATGAAAGACTAAATCAGGATACTGCTCTGATAGGGCAAGCACCGCAGGAATCGGAGGGGACCAAGCAGTATTGAAACTATAAATAACTGACTTATCACCATGCTCCATAGTAGTTTCAGGATACTGTTCCTTATCATGAACAGCAACATCCCATTTAGTTCCCCAGTTGCGAACATTCCAGTCATACCAGTTATTACCCATAAAATCTATAATAGAATCATCATGGTTAGGGTCTTTCTGTAATGCATAGGTTTCTAGGTCTGTAGGTTTGACAATGTTCCAGAATGCAAAGACAGGATTGGAATACTCAACATCTAGCAATTCCATTTGCTGTGTATCAGAGTTCCATTGGTCATGCTGTCGTTGAAATGGTTGATTGACTTGAGAAACTAGTTTAGTAATCTGACTAGGGTCAGCCTCTATTGCTTCTATTGCTAACGAGTTATATACCCAGTTTGGCATGTGGGGTCCTTTCTAGTGGTCGTAATCCAATTCTAGCAGAATCGGGAAAATAAATCAAGCCTTCTTAATGTCATTCAGAGATGATGTCGTTGAGGGCCTCATCAATAACTTGCCAGATATGTTTATTTCTAGCAATCTTTTGTTTGATAGTTAGCCATTGCTCGTCAGAGATCTGATCCCCTATCAGGTCCTCAATCTCGTCCCTATCTGTTAAGATTATTACATCACTCATTAGATTGCTTGCTCCTTCGCTCTGAGATTGCAAAGGCCAGGGCATAGGTCAAACCATATACATGAGACAGAGCGTCACACTGGCCCTCCCAGTACTTGCGTTCCATAGATTCCATGGCGTCGCTGTAGTCATTGTCTTCTTCAATGCGTTGGGCCTCAATCAATTCCTTTTCAGCCTCATACATAAGGTTTTTGAGTTCACCATGGAGGATGTCAGTGCCTGATTCCCCTAGGTCGATTAGTTTCTGCAGTCTTGGTTCTAGTTGTGTAGTGTTCATCATACCTCTAGTATACCGTCGGCCACTGACAAAATATGGCGGGCAGAAAGAAGTTGTCCACTCATATGATTATATTCAAAATCTAACTCAGTATAATCCTTAGAGGCAGGGTCAAGTGCTTCCATTTCATTAGAGATTTGCTCTAGGTCTTGCTCTAGGCTAATGATATGTATCTTTATATATTCAATTAGTTGGTTCATTATTCCCCCCAGTATTTCATGATAGTATTCATAGTGTTATGTAGATAGCAGTCACAGGGCTCTCCACCCATGTTTTCCTCAAATTCAAAGTGTGACAGGTTGTCCTCATAGATTTCTGTCACCAGTTCATCTATGGTGTATGGTTTGTATGTTTGGGTCATGTATAAATTATGGCAGAAAATCAGGGAAATGTCAACTCTATCGTAATTGTTTTTGGTTTTGATATTTTTGGGGATTTATTTCGTTCTTCGTAATTTAATTTAAGATTGATATTTTTATGTCCGAAATGTCCGAATCCCCACGTCCCGATTTTCTTTGCGATTCCGATGGGATTTGAACCCACGATCTCTACAGTGACAGTGTAGCGATTTAAACCAGACTAATCTACGGAACCAATTGGTGAGCAGTTTTATATCTTGCTCAGGATATTATACTATGCTAGTTGCATAACATTTTGCACAACTTTTAGCAAACGATTTTTTTCTGCATTGATAGCAGGGTCAAAACCACTCGCAGATGCAAGAATTGATTCGTTAGAACCACCTCTTGCGGTACGATACCAATCAAGGCGTTCGGTTAGTGCATTGAAAGCACCCCAAGCGTTTCCAGCAATCATGCCATTGAATTCGCCTGTATAGATGTCATTGATAACATCAACTTTATTTTCCCACTTCTTGATTGAACCCTTAGCATCTTTATCAGGCTTTGGATACGCAGCAAGAATGATGTCATTGAATTGTTGAGCATTGACTTCCTTCTCGAACATAGCCTTAGCCATGATGTCGAATTCGTCCATGTATGCATTAGCAAGACCAAGAGTTTCACGAGCAATCTGCACTTTACCATTGGCAGTTTGTGTGTGGCGAATCTTGAATGATTGCTTGATGCCATTCTTCTTTTTCTTGCCACCTAGTGCAAGATTGAGAGTATTAGCGCATACAACACGAACAGGTGTGATTGATGCTTGAATAGCGATTGAGCCGTCATGTGAGGTATTGATGAGAAGATAAGTCTTTACCTTATCTGCAACACCGCTAGGGTCTAGTACGGTTTCACGCTCTAGTGCAAGTGAGCCGAATACAACACGACCACCCTTGATTGCACCAGCAGTTTCCC